AAAGACGAATTATAACTTAAACACATTCATTTAAAGTAATATATGCACACCTATGGATTGGAATTTTGATGAGCTTACAAATCATTTAGATATTTCAGAAAATAATAAGCTGTCCATTTTACTTTCACGTCTTGAGAAAGGAAGTGACGAGGTATTAATCACACCTGTTGGTGAACGGGTAGGACCTGACGTCATATTTGCCGAATGGGATAAAATCTTTCGACGAAACTCAAATAAAATGAATGATGTTCTCATTGATATTGAACTCAATCAAAAGGAGAAATTTGGACCTCGTTCTGTTTCGAAACCTTGGTCAGAGATCAAATCTGATACCTTATCTACTTTTAATGTTAGTGATCATAATTGTGACCATTTACCTAACATTCCTAATAAGTCTAACGATAAAGGTATTATTCGTCCTTTAAGTATAACTAATTCAGTTCCACTTTTAAAGATGAGTACTAACTCTGGTCTACCTTATCTGTCTAAGAAAAGTACCGTTATTGCTTCCACGCTAAAGGACATTACGGAAGAGTACTCGGCTAATTATCCTATGGTGCCGTTTATACGTACACAAGAACAGGGTAAGACACGTGTTATAATGGGATATCCTATATCTGACATTATTTATGAGACGCGTTACTTCGAACCCTTGTTTAGGTACTACAGAAAGTTAGAACACTTTGCAGCAATGAGAAGTCCAACCGACGTGAATAGTTCTATGACTCGTCTTTTGTTCGAGACGATCAGACTAGGACAACAATGTGTTTCTGGTGATATCTCAGGATTTGATAAAGATTTTGGACCTTCACTTCAAAGAAATGTTTTCGAACAAATGTCTTATTTAATTCAAGAGCCTGATATCCCTGACTTTCAAGAGATAGCTCACCGTTTTGGAACTAAAGGTCTCGTTACTCCATATAGCGTGATCAATGGCCAACATGGTTTACCATCAGGCTCCAGAGGTACTAATCTTGTCGGCAGCGTAGGCAATGATACAGTGAATGGACAACCTTTGCGTCAGATTCTTGGTGATGATTTTGCTTGTGCAAGTCACCGTCCTGAAGAACTTTTCGAGCGGTACGAAAAGTGTGGCATGGAATTAAACGAAGATAAGACATTGGTAGCAAATGGATATTTTGTCTATCTACAAATGCTATTCCATCCTGATTACATGGTTAATAGTGAGGTTGTAGGGGTTTACCCAACCTGGAGAGCACTCAATAGGTTGAT